CAGGCTTTAGGGCGTATGGGCCGATGTCGCGCAACAACAGTTTCAATACTCCTGTGCAGGGAGCCGCATATCATGTTTTACAGTGGTACATGAATCAAGTACGAAAGGTGCTAGAGAACCCCAAGAAGTTTAGGGATACTTACCAAATTACTCAGATATATGATGCCCATGTGAATGATGTAGACCCGAGTGAAGAGGATATGCTAGACTATGTTGTGTGGTATTGGGGAACACAAAAGGTTATGGAGCAATTCCCGTGGATATGTGTACCGTTAGTTATCGAGAAAGAAAGGTCTGAAGTAAATGGAAATTGGGGAACTATGGTCGAATGCGGCGTCTTAAAGTGGGAGTGATATGAAACACGCGGAATTATTGTTTTATGAATACCGACGAGAATGTGATATGTGTGATTCTAAGGATAATGTGACTGCTATTATAGATAGTTTGTGCGGGGATACATCTTGTATTTGTATGAAATGCCTTAGTAAAATAATAAGGGATGCTCCTGATAAAATAGAACTTGACAGTATTTCAAAGTTATAGTACAATGCGTAAAAGGAGTAATTATGTTTTGTCCTAATTGTGGGAATGAGCAGATAAAGGTATACGGGCTAGATGCGCTAGGGTCTATGTATATGTGTCCTATATGCAAAATGAAGTTTTCTACTAGAGTGTACAGAGAAGGCAATGTTGTGATTAAAAAGGATAAGAAGGAGTAATAGTGAGTAAGCAGACAGAGATTCTAATGGAGATTATCGAAGAACGTGGGCGACAAGACATGATGTGGGGTCAACAAGAACATCCTATCAAGCCATCTGACCATGAGTTTACTAGGCGATTTGTTGATCTTGACAGAAATGCTAAGGATTCGTGCAACACTAATGCGGCAAATGGATTCATTACGTGGTATGATATCCTGTGGGAAGAGTTCTGCGAGGTATTTGCCGAGGATGATCCATCTAAGCAACGGGAAGAACTTGTGCAGCTTAATGCGGTCAGTCTGGCTATGATTGAATACCTGGATAGGCGATATCCAAGGAAGGATGAAATATGAAGGCACGTGGAACAAACATAGTAACAGGAGAAAGTGTAGAAGTTAATATTTGTATGTCTACTCAAGACCAAATCAAACAAATCTACGATTCACAATCTTGCTTAGTAGTTGAAAAGAACAAACGCTATGGCAATGCCGCACTAGAACCCCTCGGTGTATTCTGCAAGCACATCAAGACAGAGAACAGCGAGGCCCTTAATGGCATCCTTGTGAGGCTTGATGATAAGCTAAAGCGGGTGAAGCATGGAGAGGAGATTAGGAAGAATGATGTGTCTGACCTTATGGGATATCTGGCCCTACTTTGCATTGAGAAGGGCTGGACTAACTTTGATGATCTGATTGATTAGGGGGTTAAATGAAAATTATAGATCAGTCATATGAGATTCTATCTAATCCTGATTTGAGGAAGCAATTACAACTTATTGAATTGGCTGGCAGAACTGCTTATAAATCTGAAGATAGGATTACAGACGATTCCATGAAAGAATTTGCTTCAATGATTACTAAAAGAGGGCACGAAGCAGTATTGGAGCATTCATTCTTATCAGTTAAGTTTATTACTGATCGCGGAGTTTCACATGAACTTGTGAGACATAGGCTTTGCTCATTTACTCAGGAATCGACTAGATTCTGTGACTACTCCAAGGATAAGTTCGATAAGCAAATTACTTATATTCGACCAACTTGGATTGATCCTCTAGTTGTTACACGAAATACAGAGGAAGATTGGCGGTCTGAGCCTACAAATTATTATTGGTATCAAGCCATGCGAGAAGCAGAAAACTTTTATTTTGATCTACTTGCAAAGGGGCGAAATCCACAGGAAGCGCGTTCAGTCCTTCCTAATAGTCTAAAGACAGAGATTGTAGTTTCTGCCAATTTTAGGGAATGGAAACATATTTTCCAATTACGAGCAATAAGTAAAGCCGCTCATCCAATGATGAGAAATCTAATGTGGCCATTGTATAAATACTGCCGAAATGAACTGCCTGAGATTTTTGAGATGGGTGATCCAGAATGAAAGTAGACAACTACACCTATGACGGCATGGCATCCCTTTACTGCAATAAGTGCCATGTTCTACGCACTATTTCATTTGATGGCGCAGATGACCAGCACCCTGAAGACGCTATAGAGGAAGCCCTTGCTGAGATTGGATGGGATGTGCAGAATGGCATTTGCCCTGATTGCCGTGATCCAGAGGAGGTAAAACGAGAATGGGATGAGGATTCATGTGAGGATGAGCCTTATGATGAATATGAGGATTATGAGCTAGATACGAATGAGGATGAAAATGACTGAAATAGAAACGCTAAAAGAGGCAAGGAGTAGAATAGAACAAGATAAGAATACATTTGAGTATTGTGGCAGAAAAGATACAAAGGGGCATTTTAGAGCAATAATGCTCATCGATGAAATGATTAAGGAAGCGGAAGAATATGCTGAACAGGAGGCAAATGAATGAGAACTATTGGTGAGGATTTTAGTCAGGATATCAAGGTCAATCGGTTTAAGCTCGATGAGGAGAATGAGATTTCCGGCGAGCTTTATAATGTGTGGTCAGAGCGGTATTCAGAGGCTAGGGGATACGTGGATGTTGCCAAGGACAAACTAGAGCTTACTACCGCCCAACGCACCCTTTTCTATAGTAATAACCCTATTGACGGGATCAAGCCCACCGTGGATAATGTCAAGGCTATGGTGGAACAGGATACTGAGGTACAGACGGCTAAGGATGCCTATAGACAGGCTCTAGCGAAGCGGTATACACTGGATGCCGCTATGGGGGCACTTGACTCTCGGAAGTCTGCTGTGGATAATCTGGTAAAACTCATGGTAACGGGGTATTATAATACCAAGCAGACTGGTGGGGATTATGCGGCGGATGAGATGAATGATAGTCTTAATAGGAGGAATAGTTAATGGACAGTACTGTAGAGGCTAAGTTTAGGATTAGACTTGGTAAGACGGAGGTAGAAGTTTCCAAGGAGGAAGCGGAGGCGCTTTATTCGGCGCTTTTTGCGGCTCTGAACAAGAGCCTCATTAACTGGAATCCTATTTCCTATCCTGTGGTTATCCGCGAATATCCTCAGTACACTCCTCCAATTAAGTGGCTTCCATATGAGGTTACTTGTGATACTAGCAATATGACGTTCTATTCTTCAGATACTATCAATGTAAGGAGTGTAAACTAATGCCTAAGAAGGTTGACCTGGGAAACACCTACGAGAGTAGCTATAATACCCGTGGGGGTAGCGGTGGTAAGGGTGCTTGTGATTGGTCTAAGTATAGTGGGAATATCAAGTTCTACAAGGCTAAGGAAAATGCCAATAAGCTTGTAATTATCCCCTACGAGATTAAGGCCAAGATTCATCCCCTTGTCCACGGTGGAAAGCGTAAGATTGGTGATTTCGCCTATAACCTCGATGTGTGGGTTCACAGGAATGTAGGCCCTGGTGAGATTGCTGTTGTGTGCCCCTCTAAGAACTATGGTAAGGCGTGTCCTCTGTGCGAGGCGGCGGATAAGGCGTACAAGGAGAACGATCAGGATACTGCTAAGGCTCTGAAGGCTAGTAGGCGTGTCTACTACAACGTGCTTGACATGGCCGATCCTGATGAGGGGCTTGAGGTATTCGATGTCTCCCATTACTACTTCGAGAAGGAGCTTATTGGTTCCGCCTCTCGTAAGGGTGAGAATGGGCAGATGGTGCGGTTTGCCGATCCCGATAACAAGTATGGCAAGATCATCAAGTTTTACGGCGAGAAGGAAAAGGTCGGCACGTTTGAGTCCATGAAGTTCAAGGATTTTGACTTCGTGGAGCGCAAGGTGGAGGTAGAGGGGTTCATTGATAAGGCCGTGTCCTTTGACGAGCTTCTTACCCTGCACACCTATGACGAGATTATGATGATTATGAATGGAACCGATGAGGAGGAGAGTGGTGCTGATCCCGAGCCTAACGAGCCTGATACGAGTGCTAAGGACGAAGGAAAACCTGATGCCGATGATGAGGATGCGGCGCTTGAGGCACGGCGAAAGGCGAAGGAGGCTGCAAAGGCAGAAGGGGCTAATCCCTGTCCGAGCGGGTACAAGTTTGGTATAGAATGGGGCGATCATCCAGAATGCAAGAAGGATACGTGCCCTGCATATAAGGCTTGTGGCGTAGCGGGTTGATAGATAATGCCGGGGTGCCTGTAACGGGTGCCTCGGCTTTTGGAGGAAGATATGGGGCAATATAAAATACAGATTTTTGTCACATGGCATTTTGGAATTTCTATCGAGTACAGATTTGAGCAACTTATAATCAAGTTAATGTGCCTAAATATCTATTTAGGTCTTTCTGAGTTTGCTTCGGGGTATAAGATTTTTAGTAAAGAATATGACTAATAAACAACTATGTGGAATTGAGGGGGCGATAATGGGAAGAACTAAGAAGGAAGAGGCTACTAAGGATAAGCCGATATATTTTTCTACTGGCATTACTCTCCTTGATCTTGTAGTGGGGGGAGGAGAAAAAGCCGGGTTTGGGATGGGCTATCCGAGTGGAACGATTGTACGTGATTGGGGGGATAGTTCTAGTTCTAAGACCTATAAGGCTTGCCATTTCATAGCCGCTAATTATTATAAATATAAGGACAAATTAAAGTGGTGTTATCAGGATGTGGAACATGGTAATACTATTGATACTAAAACTCTTTACGGATTTGATCTTATGGGGCAATCTTTCAAAGGGCCTAAAGAAGTAAAGACCGTTGAGGATTGGGAATATGATGTTTTTAAGTTCCTAGAACACATTGCACCAGATGAATATGGAATCTATATCCTTGATTCCCTCGATTTCCTTTCTGATGTAGCTACTGAGGCCCGTAAAGACGAACGACATGCCCTTTATGACAAGGGGAAGGAAGTGGAAACTGGTTCATTCAATATGAGTAATCCAAAGTTTCTTAGTCAGGAAATGTACCGCGGATTGTCTGCTGAACTAGATAAGAAGAAAGTGCTTTTGTATATTATTTCACAAGCTAGAGATAATATTAATGCTGGAATGTGGGCACCGAAGGATAGGGTAAATGGTGGCCGAGCTACTAGATTTGCGGAATCGGTGAGGATTAAAAGCGTGGCTCATGTTAAAGAAGAGATGCAAGGGCGAGCGGTGAATATAGAAGTGGGCACTATTGCGGAGAAGACAAGACACACTCGTCCGTTTAGAAGCTGCATGTTTCCTGTTATATTCGATTGGGGACTTGATGATGTGGGCGCAAATATTGACTTTTTGTTTGATCTTCGTTCAGATAAGACGGGAGAACTTCTTGGAAGGGCTGATGCAGTTTGTTGGGAAGAGGCAGAACCAGTTACCCTAGATTCTCTTACTGATTTTCTCAAGGAGAATAAAGCCTTTGACGCCTGTTCTCAGAAACTAGCCAAGAAGTTTAATGTCAAGAACATTAAAAAGTGGATTGAGGATATCGGAAATCTTACAGAGGCATTTGAAGCAAAATTTGGAAAAACTATAACTAGAGCGGAACTTATTGATTATGTACTGGCTAATAAGTTACAGAAACAACTTAGGCAACGTGTGATTGACAAATGGGAGGAGATTGAAGCTAGTATTGCCACACATCGCCCACGGCAATTCTCTGATGTTGAGGAGTAAATATGGGGTATAATAAGGATTATATGTTTGATGGCATTGATGATGTTTGTCAATATTACCAAAACGGAATAATGGAAGTTACTGGCAAGATATCAGGATTGACGGGTTCTCTAAGAACAGATGCCTTATTTGGAAAGCGCACTAATGACAATGCGGAAGAAATTATAGGTTATCTTGAGATGATAAGTAAGTCCCTTGAGGCATTAGAGTAAATGGCATCCCGAACTGTTAAGTTTGATACGTCTGATTTATCTCTTATTGCTCAAATAGGTGAAATGTACATAAATGAGCATGAGGATTCACCAGGGGTATCTAAACAACTACAGGGAATTATTAGGAAATGTAAAAATAATGCTAAGACTATCAAGATTTCATCGAGAAAAGGCAAGGGGAGAAATTTACAGCAATGGGTTTGTACCAGAATTTCATATTTAACAGGGTTTCCTTATGAAAATCAGAGTGATGACAGTTTAATTTTGTCACGTCCTATGGGGCAAATGGGATTAGACATAATATTAAAAGAAAAAGTTCGTAATGTTTTTCCCTTCTCTATAGAATGTAAGAATAGTGAATCTTTAGATTTAATAGGCACAATAGATCAAGTACAGAATAATAAATTGCCGAATACACAATGGATGATTGTGCATAAGAGGAAGACATTAGAAGAACCCATTGTCATTATGACCTGGGGGGCATTGGAGGATTTATACAAAAGGATTATATGGAAGGAATAATATACAAAGTAACTAATACACAAACCAATAAGGTATATATTGGGCAAACCACCCTTCCCCTAAAGGGAAGACGCCAAGGGCATTATGATACGGCCAAAAAACCTTCTTGTAAAACATACTTCGGAAGAACTTTGCTAAAATATCCCATAGAATGTTTTATATGGGAGGAAATTGATCGCGCTGATAATATTGCTGTTTTAGATGAAAAAGAGCGATATTGGATATCTTTCTATAAGAGCACGGATAAAACCTACGGGTATAATTTAACAGCAGGAGGTTGTTCGGGGGGCACTCCTAATGAGGATTTGCGTAAAAGATTGAGTGAAGCTAATAAGAATCAATGCAATAGAAAGGGATGTCATTACTCAGAAGAAGGACGGAAAAATGCTTCTTTAGCACAGAAAAGAAAATGTGAAACTCTTTCACAAGAAGAAATGGCACAAAGAGTCGCCGGATTACTAAAATACAGAGAAACACATCCTTTTATTATGTCAGACAAGCACAAACAAATTATAGGGGCGGCTGTAAGAGAATCAAATAAAAAAAGAGGAGTTTCCGATATTACAAGAAATAGGATGAGTTTAGCACATAAGGGGTATGTTCCCACAAAAGAATCTGTGCAAAAATGTTTAGAGACTAAACGTAAGAAGAAAGCACTTCTACTAAATAAGGAGTAAACAATGAGTAATAAGCTTAATGTACTTTGTTATTTTGACAGCCCCTTGTGTCAAACTGGGTTCGGGCAAGTGTCCCGTAATCTTCTCCGTATCCTCTACGCCACAGGCAAGTACAATTTCACTTGTATCGGCATCAACCATGATGGCTCTCCCTACGATCAGCAGAAATATCCTTATGCCATCCATCCTGCCGTTTCCCCCCTTTCTATGAATAAGGTCTACGAGGATGTCTACGGTCGGCAGAAGTTTATTGATTTTGCTAGGACGGGTGAATTTGATCTGGTATTCATGCTTCAGGACACTTTTATCGTGGAAACCTTCCTTCCCACGTTGCTCGAATGCCGGGATAAGCTACCCAAGGAAAAGAAGTTCCCCATTATCTTCTACTTCCCTATTGATGGCGAGCCTAAGAAGTCGTGGATTGAGAACGTAGTGGGGATGGTAGATTTTCCAGTTGCATATACGGAATATGCCAAGAAGGAGTGCCTGAAGCATGTTCCCGGCCTGGATAGGATGCCTATTATCTATCATGGCGTGGATAAGGCCACTTTCTTCCCCCTTCCCACAGAGGTTGTAGCGGAATTTAAGCGAACCTTTTTCTCTAAGCACAAGGACAAGTTCATTGTGCTGAATGTGAATCGGAATCAGCCCCGTAAGGATATGCATCGCACGTTTGCCGCATTTAGCCTGTTTCATAAGGTTAATCCCGATACCTTCCTGTTTATCAATGCACAGGCTAATGATGTAGGCGGGAATATTGTTGAGATTGCAGAGCATTATGGACTGAAGTATGATGAGGATTGGGCTTGCCCGAGTGGTGGATTTAATGCCAATCAGGGGTATCCTATCCAGATAGTGAACCAGCTTTATAATGCTTGTGATCTGGTTATTTCCACCACAATCGGCGAGGGCTTCGGGCTCAGTACCGTTGAAGCGATGGCAACCAAGAAACCTATCCTGTTCCCCAACAATACGGCTATTCCTGAGATTGTTGGGCCTAATGAAGAGTACGGGTATATGTGCAAGTCGGGTGAGACTATCAACGACTGGATTTGCCTCGGAATGCCAGACAATAACATCCTTCGCCCTGTGACTGACGTACTGGACATGGCTGAGAAGTTACAGTATATTAAGGATCACTACGATGAGGCTAAGGCCAAAGCTGAACTGGCATATGAGCGGGTTTGGACTTGGGAAGGTGTGGGAGAGCAATGGAAGGATGTGTTTAACAAGGCGGATATCAAGAAGCAGATACTTAGGGGGGAGATTAAGCCTGAAGTGAATTCTGACTGCCCTTGTGGTAGCGGAATCAAATTCAAGAAGTGTTGCGGGAGGTAATATGAAATATCGAAAGAAGCCTGTAGTTATTGAGGCTATTCAATTTGATGGATATAATGGCATGTATCTAAGTACGTGGTCAAAAGGTAAAGTGCTAGAAAGTCCTGTATTGGAACCTTCAGAAAGTAATCCTTCTGGCGAATATGTACAAGTGCAAACTCTTGAAGGAGTTATGATAGGTATCAAGAATGATTTCATTATCCAAGGAGTAAATGGGGAATTCTATCCATGTAAGCCTGATATTTTTGAAAAGACTTATGAGAAGGTGGTAGAATAGCATGATACAATCCCTGAGCGCCCTGAACTACCAATCACACCGCGATTCCCATTTTGAATTCTGTAAGGGAGTTAACGCCCTCACTGGTAGTTCAAACTCAGGGAAAAGTGCGGGACTCCGCGCCCTAAATTGGGTTATCAACAATAAGCCCGATGGAACAATGAACACAAGCTTTTGGGCATGGAACGAAAAGGGCAAGCAAATAGCCCCTACCTCAGTAAAACTCACACTTGATAATGGCACCGTTATAGAGCGTGTGCGGGATGCCGAACGAAATTGCTACATTATCAACGGCAAGCAACTAGATGCGCTTAACCGTTCTGTTCCCCCTGAAGTAGTCGAAGCACTGAACTTCTCTGAAACTAACCTACAGAAGCAGTTTGGGGCACCATTTCTTCTCACTGATAGTGCTGGCGAAGTGGGTAAGTTCTTCAACAAGATTGCCCATTTTGACGCTATAGACAAGTATCAATCCGCCATTGAATCCAAGCGCCGTTCCACTAATGCTGAATTGAAACTGGTACGAGAGAACCTAGAGCGTGTAGACGAGGATTTGAAGAAGTTTGACTGGATACCTATGGCACAGAAGTTACTCAAGAAAATAGAGGTTCTTGAGGAGAAAAATGAGGGTATAGAACTTCTAGTAGGGGAACTAAAGGAATCCCTCGATCTGTGGGAACGGCAACAGAAGATATTGGAGCAAACAGCAGTAATCGGAGATGCAGAGAAACTTGTTACAAACTGTATGCACTTACAGACAAGTGTAGAGGATTTGGAACAGAAAATCTCTAATATCTCTAATATGGTTAAGACTTATAAGGCAAATGAATCCATAGTAAATGAGTATGATTTCATTGAAGCGGCAGATCAGTTGGTACTTGGGATTAGCCCTGCCCTGTCTCTCAATGAGTCCTGTAAGGCCAAAATTAGTACACTAAGCCTGTTTATTGCTGATTATAAGTCGCAAAATGAACTGGTAAGTAGTACTGATATGTTGCCTATGGCGGAAAAGTTGGTTAATAAGATCAGGATGTTGGGGGAGGAAAATAAGGGATTGATGGATAAGATATTTTCCTTGACAAGTATCACCGATCAGTATAAAATCAACAAGAATGTGGCGGATATGTCCGAACGGGAATATGGGGAATTACAAGGGCAGTTGCCGAAGATGTGTCCGCTTTGCAATGCTCCTTTGGAGGGATAATGGACATAAATAAGTGTTATAATGAAGATTGCCTTGAAACTATGAAACGAATGCCAGATAATTTTATAGATTTGACAGTAACAAGCCCTCCTTATGATAACCTTAGAAATTATAACGGATATAGTTTCGATTTTGAGTCCATTGCTAAAGAATTGTATCGCGTTACTAAAGATAATGGGGTGGTGGTTTGGGTAGTTGGGGATGCTACAATAAATGGTAGTGAGACATGTTCCTCATTTAGGCAGGTGTTGTATTTCAGAGATGTGGGATTTAAGTTACATGATACAATGATATGGAAAAAAACGCCTATTCCATATGATCCGAAATGCAATAGATATTGGCAGGGATTTGAATATATGTTTATCCTTAGTAAAGGAAAACCTATTTGTAACTACATCACTACTCCCTGTAAAAATGCGGGAAAATCTAAAAAAAATGATTACGGTCAAAAAAGAGTGGATGGCAGTAATAGAACAGATCGTGCAGATATTACTCGTACTATACACGATACAAAAGTAATTGATAATGTATGGCAATTTCCTCCTCAACATAATAGTGGGGTAAAGCATCCTGCACCATTTCCAGAACAACTAGCAAATGATCATATTATTTCATGGAGTAATAAAGACGATATAGTCTATGATCCTTTCATGGGTTCAGGCACAACTGCTAAAATGGCTGTATTGAATAATAGGAATTGGGTTGGTTCTGAAAT